TGAGAAAATTTATTCTAACAATAAAATCGTAGAGGTTTGAAATTATTAAAAAATAATTGACTATAAAAAATGCTATGAGTGTTGAAAGGGGCTTTAAAATTGTACTCTATAATGAAAATGGAAAAGCCAGAGTGGAAATAAAAAAACACAAGGATGAATATATGGAAAATATACTCATAGTACAAAGCATAGGAAGTAAAAAATATGAGGATGTTTGGATTATACAAAAAGATTTAGAAAATTGGATTACTTCCATAAAAAAAGAGGGATTTACAATAATAAAAAAAGAAGAAGATGTGGAATCTCCTAAAAAAAATATTACCAAGAAAAAAAAATAATATGGAAAACATAGAAGAAATAGATGTTGAAATTCTCGATGCAGAGCTTAAGCCTTTTCTTTATAAATGGACCAAGGGCGATAATTCTGGAGATGTCTGTGAATATGAGAACATTTTTAAAGACCCTACCACTGGAATTATTTGGGTAAACTTTAGGGGCGGATCTAGGATTAACTATTCAATTCTACATGAGTATATGATGCAGGTAGAACAATCTGCTATAGTACATACTGAACCTCGGATTCAACAACCACAGGTTCCAGTAAGAAATGTAATGGTTTCTGATGCAAAAATTAAACCAGCTCAGGTTGATAATCCGATTGTTAGTCTTTTACAAAAACAGAAACCCAATTGGGTAGAAGTTGGGATTGATCTAAAACTTAACCTTCCTACTAAAAGTCTATATAACGTTTTGTCCGCTTCTTTTGAAGATGCGGAGGAGGAAATAATAGAATTTGTTGTTAAGGATCTGGACCTCGAATTAATAAAGGAAAGTTTGAGGATAAATATAAGGGATATATATAAATCAAATGGAACTTTACGAAAAAGCGGATCAAACAGTAATACAAAAAACGAAGAATAGGGAGGTCGTAGAAATAGATGGACATTTATTTATAAGACAGATAAATCCCGGGGTCATCATAATGCCCTATACGGTAGACGATGACGGATTTCCATCGAAAATAGGTATAATATCTGAAGTGCTAGATATCAGACCAGGAGGAATGAGCAAGACCTTAATCACAGGATCTCAAGACGACAAGGATGATAATATCTATCAAACTGCAGTTAGAGAGATGGAAGAAGAATCCGGATTTCTAGTGGATGATTTAAAAAGATGGAAATTTTTAGGGAGTTTATTTACTTCTAAAATGGTTATCAATTCTAATCCTTGCTTTGCCGTAAATATAACTGGAATGGTATCAGGGGATAGGAAGACAGATGGATCTAAATCAGAAAAAGACACCAAATTTGAACTAGTAGAAATATCAGAAGCGTTAAATCTTGATGATTCCCTAGTTAGTACTTTATTTATAAAAACATTCAAAGATATTTTAACTCAAAATAAAGAAGATAATGAACCTACCTAATAGGAAAGAAAGAAGAAAAATGGCTAAAGAAAGAGGATTATTTGATAAAAAAAATAATCCTACTGATGTTGAGACAAAGGAAAGAGCTAAAGCTCTTGGTAACCTTATAAGACTTAGAAATTTGACCGAACAAAGAAATAAAAAAATAAATAGAAGTTTTGATCCCCATTAAATCTTTTATAGTTTCTAAAGCAGATAAAGTAAAAAGTTTTAATCGAGGGTCTAATGATTCTGCTTATATCATTGATGTGAATCTTTGGTTTAAAAGTAATAGTCTCACTCCATCATCAATGAACGAAATCAGACAATATATCTTCGAAGAATGGCTACATAAAAAAATATCAGGATCTAGATCTAAGATAGGATCAGGATGCAATATAATAGTTGTTTACGACAGCCCAACTGATTCATTTATTGATTTACTCAAACAAAAAATTACAGAAATTCTGGGGTATGATTTTTGTGATGTTGTTTTAGTAGAAGAATAAAAATAAGGGTATATAGTATATGCCAAAGGTATTTAGGGAATCAACGATTAATAATACTCAGGGTTTAAATGCAGCAGGAGAAATTGTATCCGATGTTCAGTATTTTAACTCTAATGGAATATACGTTTCTCCTTCGGACAAAGCTTTTGCTACGTATGAAAAATCGGAGCTAAAATTTTTACCTAAGAGTTTATTTTATGATGCTGCTACATCTGATGGAACGTACAACGGACTTTTTGCTTATTATGTTTTAGGAGGATCTAAAGATAGGGTTAAGTATTTTAATTCTGAATTAACAGATGGTGTATCGAAGATAACAAATATTGAATCTAGGAACCCCACTGCTAAAATGATAATTGACACAGTAACAGGTGGGGACAAAATACCAAATTATTTAAATCCACAAAGCCAGTATAGAGGGCAAATATACAACGTAAAGGATTTTATATTCTGTAAATACTATGGTATAATGCCAAACAACAGGATGCTTACATTAAGAAGATTTGCTAACCCCACGCAAGATTCATTAAGAGTTATTAACAACGACAAGCCTTTGGATTTTATTATTAAGGATGGAAACCCTGCATATGATTTCACAAATCCAATAAAAGATCTTGGTAAACTTCAAGATCTTGAAGGAAAATATAATACATCCCTTCCCGTTTCTCAATTGGTAACTTATTTTGGGGGAGAAACTCAAAATAATTTAGCAACTATACTTGGCATAGATACTGGATTAAATTTTACTTCACAGAAGCAGGATACGGTTAAAAACGAACAAACGGGAGATCCTGGATTAATGAATACACCCTATGGTGATATTATTAAAGCTGCGATAACTAGTGGTAAGAATGGATTTACTGATACAGATCTTGAGTCCCTTGATAAATTAGTAGCAACACTAGCCACACCAGAGAAAAATATAAATGCTTTACAAAGAGCTCTTTTAGATCAAGCGGTAACTGCTGAAGGACCCCTTTCTAAAAAAATATTTGTTAACCTTAATACAGTAGATTCGGTTATGACCAGGCAACAAGGTTTTCCTGGGGGAACGAATGCGTTTACCCTTAATTTTGATTACACATTAAATTCAGCGGGTGAGGTAAATTCCAAATTATTATTCCTGGATCTAATGACCAATGTACTATCTCTAGGATCCGATTATGGACAATTTTTATCTCCTGAGATAAGAATACAACAAACTAATTTAGGTGTAGGATTTCCCGGAGGCCCTGCAGCTTATGCTCAGTCAATAACAGATCCCATAGGTTACATGAGGGATACGGTTGCTAAAATGCTATCTAGCGAAGAAGTTAATAGACAATTAGAGGCAGAGAAAAAGGTAAAAGGTGAACTAGAAGAGATAGCTAACGACTTAAAGAACTTCACTGCCAACTCCGACAAAGGGATAGATAAAAATTCTAAACTTTATAAGTCTATATCTGTTCTTATCTCTGATGCTTTTCTTAGAAAAATATACTATAGTCCTATTATGCTTAGTGGATATCCAACGGGGGATTGGCATTTAACTGTAGGAAATCCATTAAATCCTATCGCAATGATGGGTAACTTAGTATGTCAAAGTGTTAAAATAAACTTTAATGATGAGTTAGGTCCTGACGATTTTCCTACCGAGATGAAAGTAGCTGTTACTCTTGCTCCAGGAAGACAAAGACATAGAGGTGATTGGGAATCTATGTTTAACAGAGGTAACGGAAGACTATACTTGGGTCAATTAGTTTCTTCGCGAGAATCTACAAATGCTTGGGTTAATACAAAAGGTGATTTTGTCAATCAAACTGCAGGTCAAAATATATTTGATCTAACACAACGAAATATAGATCCTTTGACAGGTACAGAAACAAACTCAACTATTGGAACTACCCGTAACAAGAAATAAGAAGAAGATATGCTATCAATTGATATTATACAAAATAAGCCTTATTTTACCAATCCTAATACTGCTCAATCTTATCTGGATTTATTAACTCCTTCCTGGAGTACTAGAGAGGTTTTATATTCAATAAAAAGTATAGCGGTAGTTTCAGATGAAACAGAAATGAGATCAGATCTTGTTTCCCTCCTTTATATGTCTGACTCTTCGTATCTTGGAACAATGCTAAAACTAAATAATATATCTAATCCACTAAGTCTAAAAATGGGGGAGATACTATTTATACCCGGCGATCAGATGGTTAAAGATTTATTTCAATCTGGAAATAAAGCTAATAACCAAAAACAGAAAGCAAGATCGTTTAGAAAAGAGCTACAAGAAAAAATATCTCAAGTTAGCAAGGATAGATTGGAATATCTTAACTCTAAAAATATATCCAACATAGCTGAAACACCTCTCCCTCCTAATTTACTTCAAGAGGGTCAGAGACAAATATTAGTAACTGAGGGAAGACTGATATTTGGTCCGGATATAGGACAATGTAGAACTAAAAAGAAAAAGAATGTTTCAGTTACTGATATAAAAACAAAACTAGCACAAAAGAATATTTTTAAAAGATAATAAATGTCGGCAGAAATTAATTTAAGGAAAGCTATACTCCAATACAGGAATCCTGATATTGTATTAGATGAGTTGAGCTTGCCTGACACTTCATCACAAAAAGGTGATGATTTAGAACTTAACGATCAGAAAGCTAACAATATCCAGAAAAAATATTTTGGTTTTTCTAAACCATTGATTAGGATAAACTCACAGATAATAGAATCAATTAAATATTTTAAACTAGATATTACTGGATTTAAACCCACCTTGATATTTAGATTTGAGACGATCGATGAGAAATTTTTATTTACTTCTTTTCCGAAAGATGGTGATGTTGTTTCTGTATACATAAGAGCTTTAGGAGAGATGTTCAAGCCTATAAGGATGGACTTCATAATAACAGAGGTGATATCACCTTTTAACAATGGTCCATATGTAGACTATACTCCTTCTACTGGTAAATATCAAAGTTATACTGTAATGGCTGAGGTTAAAATACCTAAGCTATACAAACATATATGTAAATCTTTTAAAGGTAATAGTAATGATGCTATTTTAAAAATAGCGGAAGATTTAGGGTTGGGATATGCTTCTAATGAAACAAAGATGAATGATTCTATGAATTGGATATCCCCTAATGTTGATTACGAAACACTAATAAAAAATATAGTCAACAGCTCATGGTTAGGCGAGGAAGACTACTTTGATTGCTGGATAGATCAGTACTACAATATAAATTTTATTAACCTAAAAAAACAATTTGATGATGTAAAGAGCACTCAGATAGAAACTTCAAGAATGGCTTATGGACCGGATTATTTTGGAGATATGTCAGCTGGTACGGAGCCTGCAGAGGTTGAGTTTCCTTTAATCCTTACTAATTCAACACAATATAGCAAGTCTCCTCTTTTTATAAAGGATCTTTCGATAGAACAAAATGCTGGAAGAATAAACAATGATTTGGGGTATTTTCAGAAGATACAATTTTATGATAATAATTTAGTATCTGATAAACCAAAGAATAAATTTGTCGAGTATGATATAGAATCAGTTACAAATAAAAACTTGGGATCTAGAGATACTATTAATAAAGGAAGACTAGGTGAGAACGTTTACAAAGAACAAGTAAAAAAGACTTATGTTGGAACAATGTATTTTGAGAATGTACATCAGAATTTCCAGCAAGCATCTATACAGAACATATTAAATAGAAATGACAGTTATAAAATAATTCTTCGTATTAAAAACAGATCATGGACTCCTTTTTTGTATAGAGGACAGACTTTTCCTGTAGTAATAGTAACAGAAGGAAGTACTGGAGTTGCTTCATCTTCTAAGTACAGCCCGACTGGCGGAGAAAAGTCTTCTTTATCTACACCAGGAGATAAAAGAATGATTAATGGATTTTTATCTGGTAATTATGTTGTTCTAGGATTTACCGTAGAATATGATATGATGGGAATGTATCAAACGATGATACTCGGTAAAAAACAATGGATGCTTAATCCTGGTCTTTCTTCAGAGCCTGAAACTTTAGATCCTAAGATCTTTGATGCAGACTTTAACGACTTAGTAGAAAATTCATCATCCATTCTCCAGGAAAATATACAAAAATTAAAGAGCGACATATATTCTAAATAATTATTAAAGATGGCAGATTTTTTATCAGATTTTGGTGGTTCATTAGGGGATAAGGTTTTACCTAACGGAGATGCACTGAAAAGAAAAATCGACGGGCAGAGAACGAACTTCTTGAGGGGGGTTTCCACAACCAAGTACGGGAAAAAAGAGGATCCTACTTATTTACACTTTAGATTTATCTTTGATTTTGGAAATCTTGGAGTCATAGACCCTGAAACATTCCTTGCACCATCTCCTCTTTTTAGACCCTTAAATGTTGATCCTAATTCGATAGAGAGGGAAGCTATAGTTAATTCCAGAAATTTAGGAGTTAAAGAAACTGTAGATTACAATGAGCAGATAAGAAATTTTGAGTTGAAAGCTGAGGGTGGTTTTGCATCGTCCGTAGACTTTTTTCACGGTAGTAAATTCCTTATAAAATCTAGAGCGGATCAGGGTATTTTTAATACCAATGGGGGTGGCGTTGGATATATGGGAGCTCAGAAATTTTTAGGTCAAAGATCCATAAAAAGACAACAAATGCTAGATGCCTTTAAAAAGGGATTGCAGTTTATAAATGATAAATGTCCTCACTATTTTCAGTCTATTACAGGTTTAGAACAATTATTAAAAGTTGATATAAAAAATTTCCACAAAGCCGGAAGTAAACCACTGAGGGCTGGAACTCTTTCGATAGATTGTTTAGAATCTATTGACATGCGTATTTTTGCTCTTTCAGAGCTTTATAGAAAAGCAATATATGATTACACTTATCATAGAGTAATGCTTCCTGAAAACCTTAGGAAGTTTAGGATGTGGATAGTAGTTAGTGAAATAAGAAACATTCAGCTGTCATATGGAATTAATGATGTATTGAACCCTTTCTCTATTCCATCTGTTGCTCAGGCTGCTAATTTCTTAGATAGCTTTAATTCTCAGAGTGGATTATTAGATAACACCCAAGGTCTATTACAAAAATCAACCAATGCGAATAAAACGGACGATAAATTTGGTTCTTATACTTTAGGTCCTTACGCTTTTATTTACCAGTTGGATCAATGTGAATTTGACTTCGATGATTCGTATCCCTCATTTTCGTCTATAGATAATAAAGGTGGAGCCGCTGTAACTAATAAATTTAAGATTCATGTTGGAAGGGTTAAGGATCTTAAAATACAGTTTAACGAGTTAGCTGATGTTATACAAAAAGATGATGGAATAAAAGGAATGGTTCTTTCTGATGTTTGGGGAACTATTCAAAATGATTATACTAATTATGATTATGCAGAAACCACGGGTATAGAATCTGTTACTTTTGATGACAAAGCTAACCCTGCTGAATATTTTGCCGGATTAGCTTCTAAATTTATAACAAATAGTGTTGCTGATCTTAAGGATCAGGGAGTTCAAATATTAGAAGGAGCTTTACTAGGAAATATTTACGGATTGGGCGGATTTGATCCTAGAAGTCAATTTAGAAGCTATACTAATTTTGACGATATAAATGCTAAAGCTAGCCCTTTAAAAATCCCAGATCCTCGTAAAGATAATAGTCCTCAAGGATCTGGATTAGGAGGACCAGGACAAAGGCAATATCCTGATATTAATGAAGATGTTTATACTGGAGTACCAAATACAACCCAAGAAAATCTAGGTACTGCATACAGCGGTACACCGGGTAATCCAGGAACAGCTAGCGGTGATGTTTATCCAAATAATCCAGGATCTGATTTAGGTTTACCAGATAGACAATATCCTCCTCCTGGTGGAGATGAATATAAGAATGTCCCTGGTTCTGATTCTGGGGTACCTGGAAGGGTTTATCCGGAATTGAAGCAGGATATTTATGCTAATGTACCCGGTAAAGATCTTGGACTTCCTGATAGGCAGTATGGTGTTTTAAATGACGACTCTTATAACAATGTACCTGGATCCGATTTAGGGGTTCCTGGAAGAGTTTATAACGGGATACAGGAAGATTCATATCCTAGTGTCCCCGGAGCTGATTCGGGTTTACCTTCTAGAAATTATCCAGGAATTTCTGAAGATGTATATCCAGCAACAACTACACAGGAGACCGATAATATAGGAACTATATATGGGGATAATGTTAATCAATACCCGGAGGTGAATGATAAAGAATATGATCCGACTGCATCAGTCCCAGTTAATAATATAGGAGAGGTATATCCAGATAATATAAACAAGTACGGGGCATTAAGTGATAAAGAATACGATAATGCTACCATAAAAAATAACGATGTACCCGGTAAAGTTTATACCGAAAATAAAAACTCGTATCCACCAGTAAATGATTCTGAATACGATCAGATTAGATTTTTAGAATCTAATATAAACGATGACGTTTATAAGGGAGTACCTGGAACCGATTTAGGAGTTCCGGGAAGACGATATGGTAGAATAAGTGATAGAGAGTATGGCCAAAATAGATCAGTTCAATCGAATATAAATGATGATGTTTATAAGAAAGTTCCAGGATCTGATTTGAGTGCTCCGGGAAGACAATACGGGGGAATAAATGATAGAGAATATAATAACCAAAACCCTCTTGTAAACACTAATTTAGGAAGAGTCTATACATCATCTAGAAATGAAAACAATCAATAGGAATCTAGTATAATAAACGATGGGATTAGTTGACAGAAATAAATTAGAAAAACCTAATACGGAGATATCACACTATTTAGGAGTAGTCGTAGATAATAAAGACCCTGAATTTAAATGTAGAGCTAAAGTTAGAATATTTGGAGTATTTGACGAGTTACAGGATGCTGAATTACCATGGGCACATCAAAGGTTTGAACAAAGTTACGGACTAGGAGGGGGATCAGGTAGAATGTCTGTACCCAAACTTGGTTCAGTTGTCCATGTCCAGTTTAATAATGGTAATTATTACAGTCCAGAATATAAGGCAGTTCAGGAGCTTTCTCCTGATTTAGTTGAAGAGATAAGAGCTAGTTATGATGGTTCTCATTCTTTAATATATGATGGTATAGAAAGACTTAAAATGTATTATACAGTAGAGAAGGGATTAGTTATAGATCTAAAGGAGTCTAAAATTATTATAAGAAATGATAATTCTATATTAATAACCCATGCAGACGATACATCATCTATTGAGTTAAAAGGTGGAAAGATAACAAAGTATGCAGATCAGGAAATAGAAAATACTGCAGTTAACAGAATAAAGCACAGCTCCGAAGAGGTTTGGATGGATGGTAAAACTACGAACCTTGGGCATTCTCCTTTATTCTCTGCTGTTTGTGCCGAACCTCTTTTTGACTTCTTAAAAAAACTAGCAATATCAGTAGACTCAAAAATGCCTGCTACCCCTGGGGTAAATTCAACTCTAGCTTCTAGCTTCGAACAGCTAGCAACAAGTCAAACCGTCCGTGTTACTCGAGAAAATGCCCCTACATTCCCAACTGTACCTGTGGATAACAATTCTCCTGTTGGTTTACCTTCTACGGGACCTACGGGAGGAGTTTTAGAAACTGTAATAAATACAGTAGCGGGAACCACAGGAGTTACCGGAACAACTGGAGGATAATATGGCAGATAGCATTGAATCTAGATTAGATAGTTTATTAAATAGCGATTTTTCAAAAATGTCTACTGAGGACATTATGAAAATAATATCAGGTGGACAGGATTTTAATATACCGTACGAGGATTTACAATCAAAAAAGGAATTTGATAAAGAGCTGAAAAAAAATACTAGAGAGGTAGAAAACGTAGTAAACAGTCTTAAACCCCAAGGACCTCCTATACCTATGAAAGACATAGAGGATCTTGCGTGTAAGCACGAGGGTGACGATCTTTATAGTAGAATATTACTAGAGACCGTAAAAAGACAAGACACTCAACTATACAATGATCTTTTAAATTCTGAAGAGTACAAAAGCAATATAGTTTTTTCGGAGGAAGATTTAGGAGTTAAGGTAATAGGATCTAGTTTAGGTTTCGACAAAAAAATACCCTCGGAGGGAATACTAAAATTTCTAAAGAGAAAAAGCCCAGAATTTTTAGAAAAAACAAAAGAAAGAATATTCGACAGTTTAGATCCTCTATTATTAGGTAAGCCTTCAAATTCCGGTTCTAGAAAAAAGAGAGAATTAAATATTTTAGGGTTTAAGATACCTCTGGAATTTATTATGAACGGTACACAAATAGTACACGTTAAAATAGGAGGAGATGAGATAAGTATAGATGGTGCGATAAACAAAATAAATGATCTCTTAAAAAAACAAAATAAAAATTCTAAGCCGTGTGACTTCAATGGAGTGGACGAGAACGTTTCAACTGATAGGGTTGATGGGTTTGATTCTAATTTTTATCCCGACGGGGATGATCCTATATTGGAAGATGATTGTGCACCAGGAATACCAGAAGATCCTATAACAGGAGATCCAATTTCGACCAAGAGTGATTTTGAAAGTATTGTTGATGAATTTTGTGATCCGCCTGTTTATAACTTTAAAAAAGACGAAACTCCTGACCCCGAGCCACCCTCAGTAGATATCGAAGCAATTAACGCATGTGTTGCTTCTGCTTTAGATAAGAGTAAAAAGCTAGAAGAAGATATAAAACTTTTAGCAAGATGGCAAATGATAGAGAAAAACTTAGAGGAAATACTATATCACTATGAGCCAATATATGAATATCAAAAATCACTCTATGAAAATTGGACATCAAGAGTAGCAAAAAACGAGGGAGGTGATCCTAATAATTTCGATCTGGGCATACAGATATTAACATATAACGATCAGGTCATAGCTTATGGCAAAGAAATACAGGATCAAGAGGAAAAATATAACAATGATAAGGCATTATTTTTACAAAATAACCCCATTTTTACCGAAGATCTTTTCCTTTTTAATGTATATGATACAGAACTGGATGATAACTCATTAGAGGAGCTTTTTAACAATCAGATAGAAGCTAATAAATCTCCAATAAATTATGATTCTGAGAATGGATCTTGGCCAGTCACTGAAGGGATATCTGAATTTAAAATAAATGTTGAGGACATCCGAGCAATTATAATAGAAAGAAATTTTATAAGTATTATCAAAGAAAAAAAATCGGAGGCAGAAAATCTTAGAGATTCTGTTATATCAACATTAAGCCAAAGAACAAACTCTCCGGTTACCCTAAATGATGTTGAAAAATCCTTTATTCCTGGTAATTCCGGATTCTCTGACATATATGGACAAGGAGACAGTAATTTAGATATAAATGCTAGAGTTTTTAAATCCCCTGTAGAGCTTTTATTAACTGGAACTAGCTATGCTTATGATTCTTATGGATACGATTTTCTAAATCTATTAGAAGAATTTTCTGTAAGATATAAAACTGATTTTAATAAACAAAGATCTGAACTCGAGTTTGAGTTATCTTTTGTTACTGATTATAATTTTCCTCTTCCATACAAGAAGGTGGAAAAACCAACTAAGATAACATTTACAGGGGAAGTGAATGATCCACTGGCGGAAGTAAATGAACCAGACCAAGAAAAAATTAAGATAGGAAACGAATATGCTAACAATGGGGGACTTTTAGCTGGCACGTTGCCAGATTATTTAATATCGTATCAGTTTCTAAAAATAAACAATATAAAAACTGGACAAGATGATGTTGCAAAGTTTTATGACTTTATAGAAAAAATAATAAAGAAAAATGATTCTAAGCAATCTATAATAGATGAAATAGTAAAGGATAGGGGAATACTTTATGGACAACTGATAGAGAAGTCAGCTTCTCCTTGGCTATTTTTTAGTGCAGAAGAAAGAGGGGATAATGATTCTAGAGATCCTGCTAAGAATAGGCCTGGTAGTTTTACACAAGATGGGGAACCAACTCCAGTTTTTACCGATTTTTATGGTAACTTTAAACCTAAGTGGAATGCTAAATATTTAGAAAATAAAAAAAAATACATAGATCCAGCAATAGAGAGTCTTAAAACAGAAGCTAGAAAAGCTGGAGAGGGACTGGGAAAAACCCTACCTACATCTGATGTTATAGGAATTAGAATCACTGAAAACTATTTTGATGTTAGAAGAAAGTACGAGCAGATAAAAGATACAATGCTTTTAGCTGCAAAAAAGATGGAAGAAATAAATGATTCAGTAAGTCCTGAGAATGTAAATAAAAGATTCTCTGATGTTAAATGTGCAGGTGCTAACGATCAACCAGCAGATGACGACAAAGAAAATTGTCCACCTGTTTGTTGCGGAGAGCCTGGATCTGACTTTAATACTGATAACTATTTATTATCTTCCCCTCCTAGTTCTGACTGTCCAACTATGTTTCAGAGATGTTGGTGGAAACAGTTTTGTAAGGATGCAACTAAAGTAGGACTACTTCCTTACCCTAACGGTTTACCCCCTATTGAAGATTCAAAATATTTTTTAACTCCTGGGCCTTCGATTAGATTAGGATTAAAATATTGGCCTGTTGGATATTTGCCACCAGCATTTATACCAATTCCTTTTCCTAATCCTATAGATGGTAGTCCTTATATAAGGATTCCTTTACCTATGATTTGGACTATAGTGCCTCCGATACTTATACCACTTCCTTTCAATTTAGGTATATTGGTTATATTTATTCCTTTTATCGGAGGATTTATGCCTACTCCCCTTGTCTATATTAAGGAATTTATTACTGGAAGTTCTTTATTTTTAACAGGGATTAGGGGTCCTAGATTTATTCCAAGAAAATCCGACCCTAGGATTAAGGACCCAATGGAAAAAATAAAGCAATTGATTTCGTTTGGTATACCTGACGGATTAATACCCCTCCCTGGATTTGGACAAGATAATTTAGATTCTGTTTTTAGAGTTGTTACTGACATCAGAACTAACATATCTAAAATATTTGACAGCGTTCCTGGACCGGGTAATCTAGATCAGTTTAGGATTACTCAAGAAAAAGAAAAAGAAATTAAAGAAAGAATAAGGGAAAAAGAGAAAGAGTATAAGAGTAAGGTTGCTCTTTTAGATTTACCAAAGCCTGATTTACAAAGAGAGGCCGATCAGTTAAAAGATATAATAAAGGAAAGGAAGGATGTTTTAAAAACTGTTATTAAAGATTATCTAAAAAACAGTATTCCTGTTCCTAAATCGATTTACTTCCCTAAGGACAAGGATAAATTAAAAGTAGATATACCAGGAATAGTTAAATCATTAAGGATACTAAAAGAAATGAGGGCTAGCTTAGTTCCCGTTGATTGTCCAAATTCTGTAAACTTTAAGGATGAAATGAGGGAGATACTTAAACTAATAAAAATTGTTTGTCCTCCTACATATTTTTTAGAAAATTTAAACGTTGCTAATTCTAGCAAGATATTTATGAGGAAAAATAAAGATCCCAGGCTTATGACCGAGGAAGAGTTTTCTGATATGGTTAAGTATCTAAGGGGAGTAACACTTATTATAACTAAAATAATATTATGGGGCAATAGATTTTCAGTTATAAAGAAAGTAAAGGACGGTGCTTTTTCTTTAGTTGAAAAAAGCGAATTTCAAGGAGTGTTTAAGTTTCCAGAAATAAAAATAACAAATTCTGCTCCTAAGGCATTAAAGCTATTAAGAAAGAAGAATCCTATAATAGAGGCAATGAAATTCCGCATAATGGAAGGAATGGTTAACATAGAATATACCAGGGAAGACTTTTCTAGATATGTTAGATATGAAGGTGAGGATCCTATATTAGTTATAAGAGTTAAGGATTTAAAAAAATTAGTTTCTAAAAAAATAGGATTAAGTAGAATAGGTCCTTTTGATCCTGTTAGGCCTTTAGACCAGGAGGATCCCCTAGTATCTAACTTTCCTTATCCTAAAGGTCCTTTGGCATGTCTTCAGTCATTAAATGGAGGATTTGGAAATGCCATTTCAGCTTTCGAGCTTCCCACAGTTTTTCCACCGAAGCAGGATCAGTTATCACAAACTCCGGGACTGGGTGGGATCATACAAGTAACTATACCAGGAGATAAAATAAAATCTTTTTTAAGTGAAGCTTTAGTTAAATCATTAGATTCGGGAGCTCTTGAAAAACTGCTGCCTGAAATAAATGATATACAATCCCCAAGGTTTTCCAACTTAGATTCGATAGATATACAGAAACTTTCTAAAAATTTAGTTTTGGATTTATTAAGTACTGACCCGGAAAAACTACCACCCCTTTTAAACGTATTGAAAATACCAGTAATACCGAAGGCAAGACCTACGGATATTATAGAGCAGGCTTTAATCGGAATGGGAGCTCCTCCTTTTGCTAGGATTCCTTATAGTTTATTCTGGGAGTATTTTAAAAGCCCTCCTAAGACTCCACTATCTGATATTATAGTTTTACAAAAAGTTAAAGCTTCTGCCGAAACACTACCCAAGATACCTTGGCCATTAACTGTACTAATTGGTAGGAATTTACTTAATATATTAAATCCGATAGCTATGAGTGATGATCATCCGGCATGGAGAAGAATGAGTCTAAAAAATCCTTATTATGTGGTTTACTTGGACGAATTTTTAAGAAGTGCAGCAGATGTATCGGGACTATATAAATTTTTCCTTGGTGCTTCTGATTTGACCTATCCTATACCAGAACTTCAGTCGGAATTAAAGAAAGGATTTAATGTAAAAAAATACTAAGTTCTTGGAAATTTTAATGAAATTTTACACTATAAAATAATACAAACCCAAATAACATGAAAAACAAAAATTTTAGCTGCTTCGAATATGAAATAGGTGAAAGAGAAAGAATGGATTCTTTATATGAATCTACTTTTCCTGAATCAACAAATAGAATTACAGGAAAAGATATTCAAAATAATTCCTCTGAAAGAATTATTATAACTGGATTTGACCAAGGAAAAGGAATTGCTTTAGGAGAGACTCCGTTCGGACAAACTATTATAATAGACACAAAGAAAGAAGAAAAGAACATGAAAAAACTTGGGTATCCTCTAGTAGAAATGACAGTGGGACAAGTTATAGATGTTGTTATCAATAGGGATACATCGGGATCTTTTAACGGATCGGTATCTGCAGGATACGAAGAATCTCTTAAGAAAGAACTTCATAGATCTATTAAAGAAGAAAACTGCGCATTTAACGTCAGAGTTAAAAATGTATGTAATGGGGGTTTCATGGTGGATCTTTCTGGGATAGAGTGTTTCTTACCTGGAAGCTTGGCAGCAGCAAACCGAATTATGAATTTTGCTGATTATGTAGGCAAGGAATTAACCGTAATGGTAGAAGTTTACGATCAGAAAAGAGACATATTCGTAGTATCATTTAAAAAATACTTAAAGAAGATTATAGATCGCCAAGTTCATAACTTATCTTTTTCCCAAAAATATCAAGGAAATGTTACAGGGGCATCTTTAAATGGAATATTCGTTGAATGGGACGAAATATACACAGGAATAATCCTAATAGACGATTCAAATAGAAGTTCTCTCAAAGATATTCAAACAGGAGACGTGGTAGAATTTTATGTTGTAGATATTAAAAATCCTCAGAGAATAACATTATCTGTAACTGAGCCAAGTTCAAAGATGAAAAATCTTCAGGATCTTAAAGATTCTTCTTCCGATGTTTTAGGGGAAAATACTGAATTGAAAATATATAAAGCAGAGATTACTAAGATTAAAACTTTCGGGGTCTTTGTTAAAATGGAAAACGGATTAAGCGGACTTATTGAAAAAGAAAAATTAGTAAACTCTATTAAAGAATATAAGGTTGGACAATCGGTTGATTGCTCGATCTTAAGTGTGGATAGTTCTACACTTAAAATACAATTAATGGAGAAATAAAAAATTGGCCAATTTACTTACTAATGATTTTTTCTATTCTGTTAAGTTGGGATTTGAGTTTGAGTTTTACAGTAACTTAAACCGAAACGAGATTACTTATCAGTTAGGAAAAGTATTGGGTAAAAAAATTCTTCTTTTTAATAAGTATCATTCTAAATTTACACCTACTAAGGATATTTTTAAATTAGAACCAGATTATTCAGGGGGATCTAAGATGGTTGAACTCATCACAGGTCCCCTTCCTTATTTTGAGTCTATTGTAATACTAATAAAAACTCTAAAGTGGATAGATGAGAACGGATATACTGATAAAAAATCTGCGTTTCAGTTTGGTGTCAGTATAGACACTTCAATTTATCCAGATGTTCCTCCAATAAGTCAACTAAACGTTCTAAAATACATTTTAGGATTTGACGAGAATGTTATCTATAAGAGATTTCCTGACAGATCTGGATCTTTATATGCTAAGTCTATCAAAAGAATTATACCTAATAATAAATTTGTAGATCCTAGTAATGTTTCTTTTATTGATAGAAACTTATTTGAAGTTCCTTTGGAAAAGAACATGGGTATAAATTTCTTAAAGTTACCTGAGGGATATTTTGAGGTAAGGTATCTTGGTGGTAAGGATTACCAGAAAAAATACTCTCCGATAAAGGAAGTTATAGATTATATAATAACTTATACAGTAGGGGTATTACAATTTAACGACGGATTTACAGAAAATGATCTTAAGATACTAAAAATGTTCTTAAGCGAAATCTATAAAAATTCTTCAACATTTATCGATCCTGAAGCTTTCCAAAAGAACTATCCCCACTTAAATGTTATGATAGATCTTAAGTCAGATCCCCAAATATTAAGATCATTCTTTCTAAATATAAGAGAAATTCTTTACGATATAATAGTAGAGAATAACATCAAGGAGGGAATGGTAAACTATGACAGCAATCTAGGAAAATTCCAGCTTAAAGATATAAAAACAACAAGAGCATACTTACTAAAAGATTATGACATTTTAGACGGCGAAATAGCGGGTAATATTTTTAATTGTAGAATGTTTAATTGTAAATTGAATGATTGTACCATAGAGGAATCTGATCTTATTACTAACAATGAGATTAATAGATCTAAGATACTGGTATCTGACATTTACTTTACTAATACTGTTCATGACAGCTATATAGATAATAAAGATAAAGAAATCAATTGTGAAGTTTTCGGGGGAATAATTAGATCAGGATTTATCGGAAAACTTGCTACTATATCTCCGGAGACGGAAACAGTAAAAGAGGGTGAGGATGATAAGAAGTTGAAAGGAAGCTCCAAAAAACAGCAGTTCCCTAATAGAAATGAGGCAGATGCTTTATCTAAATCAGTTAGATTCGCTAACAATAATTCTAAGCCATCAGGGATTCCTGGTATAAATTTCAAATCTAATAACTAGCCATGACAGAAGCAGATTTAATACAAGAGATAAGAGATGATATCTCTCATTCTTGTGCTCTACCATATAACCTAAACGAGCAGGAAATAAAAAGGATCATAAAAAGAGCTAGAGCTTATTTCTATGATAACTACCAATATGCTGTAGAGGATAGGATATTTGTTTTAGGGAGGGAATTATTTTCTACCCCTGCTTTTAGAGCTACTAGACAAATACAAATGCCACAGTGTGTTAGATCTATATATGAGGTAAGAGAAGTTAATGGCTCCGGATTGATTGGAACTCCCGATAAAGATTTTGGCGATTCTAAACTATTAGGATCTGAACTTATGCTATCCCCTTTTGCTGGTGATAACTTGGTTTATAGAACGGTTCTTTATTCTTTCTTTGATCTTGCTAAAGCATATCTATTAGAGACTTACGCTTTTAACTACAATAAAAATACTAAAAGACTTACAATAAATGGTAGGGACCCGAACAGAACTTATCAAACTGATGGAGGAAGTTCATCTACTCTATTCACTGGTACTGATGTAGGCGTTAGAGCTTATATAGATATACCTGAAGAAAACCTATATGATGATGAGCTATTCGTTAGATTCTGTCTAGCTGAAGCTAAAATAAACATTGGTAGATTACTAGGAACATTCGAATATAATTTACCAGGCGGTGTTAGAGTTAATTATAATAACATACAAAGTGCAGGCACTGCAGAAAAAACTGAGATCATTCAAATGATCAAAGATGAGAACACGCCTTCATACTTCTTGCAGTGGAATTGAAAAAAATACAGTTTACTTTGGGTATATAATAATAAAAATATCCAATGTAGATATTACAAAAAATTGAAGGGTGGAGATCTAAGACCGGTAAAGATTTCGGAACTACCATAAGGATATTTCACAAAGTAAAAAATATAGAAGAAAAAAGGGTGATTAACCTTATGATAAAAAATTATTATTTATATGACTAGAGAGGATTTTATAAAAAAGCTGCAAAGGAATAATTTGCAAAAAAACACAAGCCTTTCTTACCAAGAAATATATGGGGGTAGAATTTTAGTAACTGGGAAGGGTCATTGTGTTATAGGTGGGGATTCAATACCTAGTGGAACTATTTTTAATAATGAGGGGTTTGTTGATATGAGTATAACATATGTCTCGGATGGGGTTGAGTTTATTAATGGGGGTGATGTTAATATACCATTTATTACATCTATAGGAGATAACGTGAAGTTTGAAAATTCTGGAAGTGTAAATTTTGGAAGTAATTTGAGAAAAATTAGCAAATCAGTAGAGTTTAATCAAGAAAAAGATATTAATGTTTACGTGGAATGGTCAGGCTTTATCTGGCTTGACGATGTAAAATTAAAAGAATGGATTCCAATAATAGAAGGTATAGATTCTAAGAGGCTTTTTAATTTTATGATCAAAAAAGGATTGTTTATATAATTCTGGATATTCTATAAATATTTTAAAAAAACAAGCATGTCTCGATCTTGGGATTTCTTTTGAATTTTTGGTCTATAACAATAGGGGTGAAAAGATCATAAAATAATCCTATTGTAATAGGATTGAATATATAGAAAAGATGGCAAGATATTCCGAGATTTATCCTAGAAATCCAGATGATCCCAACTACAAAGAGGGATTATTACACACTGATGACGAGGTGGAAATTCTTATTGGTATGATTAAGAATTGTATGCTCACACGTCCTGGTGAGGTTCTAGGTGATCCTTACTTTGGTATAGATCTGGAGGGTCTTATATTTGATTTAGAGGTTGACCAAAACACACTAACTAGAGCAATAAATCTTCATTTATTAACTTATGTTCCTTTAGCTTCTTCTCTTTTTGATGTTGAATTTAAAGTTGGGTTTATTAGGGGAGATACAAGAGATGCTTGTGTTATAGATTTTGCAATTAAGGGAAACCCAATAATAGGAATTAAAATATTATAAAAATGGATTTATTATCGAAAAATAGGGCCAAAATATCCGATCTACTAGCTCAGACATTTGAGCTTATCCAAGCTAGATATGGAATGTCTAATCAATTATTTACTGTTGCATCCGTTTGGGGTCAATTAGTATTTGTTTTAGATAACCTTTCACAATTTATATTGTTCTTTATCGAGGATTCTATAACAGAATTAAACATAAACACAGCAACTAGAGAATCATCTATTTATGGTCTAGCAACTCTAGCTGGACATAATCCTACTAGAAGTATCTCTGCTAAGGGAGAAGTTATTATAAAATGGAACGGAAAGGGATTTGAGGATATTGGTGGTAGTGCAGTACTGATTCCACAAAACGCAGAGATAAAATGTGTCAATAATGGTAAAACCTACATTTTAAAATTCCCGCAGGAATACACAAGATTAAATCTAGATGGATCATCACAACTAGTTTGTTCTATAATAGAAGGAACATTGGCAGTAAATCAATATACTGGAACTGGAGCTAAATTACAAAGTTACAATATATCATCAAGAGGAACTTCGGGAATAGAAAATTTTGAAATATACGTGAAAGTAAACGGGGTAGAATGGAAAAAATATGATTCTCTATATGATATCCCAAGAAACGCGAGAGGATTTTTAGCTAAGAGTTCAATAATTTCTGGAATTGATATATTTTTCGGAAATAATGATTTTGGTCTTCCCCCTGCTGCAGGATCAGTAATAGAGGTTACATACTTAGAGTCCACTGGTACTGGAGGAAATTTATTAGTGGATGATCCATCGCAAGCAATATTCAGATTTGATTCAGAAGGAACGGATCTTTTTGGTAATGGTGTAACTTTACAAGACGTACTACAAATAAATTGTACCATACCTCCTCAGATGGGTGCTAACCAAGAATCTGTAGATCTTACAAGATTAATTGCTCCTAAAACGTCTAGAAGTTTTGTTTTGGCTAATCCAACAAACTACATAACTTTTTTCGAAAAGTTTGGTCAGTTTTCTATAATAGAAGCATTTACAACCTTTGATGATCAGTACATTGACGATGATAATGTCATTTATCTAATATTAATTCCAGATATTAATCTGACATTAAAGAGTAATGAAACATATTTTGATATACCTGTTTCTAGATTCAAATTAACAGAATCACAAAGAAATAGAATATATCAGCTTCTTGATGAAAGCGGACAGAAGATAGTTACTACTGAGGTTAAGATCCTAGATCCTATCATTAAAAAATACGTCGTAAATATAGCTATAACTATATTCGAGGGATATGATCCTGATACTATAAAATCAACAATAGTTAACACGCTGAGCAACTATTTTTTGAATATAAGAAGAAGAGATAAAATTCCAAGATCGGATCTTGTCGCTGCTGTTGAAGAGATTGATGGGGTAGATTCGGTTTCTTTGTATTTTGTTGGTGAAGAAAATGAAGCAGCAAAAGCACAAAATCCTAATTCCCCAGAGATAGGATTTGATGAATTTGGAGATATAATTATGGGCAAGGATGAAATAGTAATTATATCAGGAGGATGGGAAGATAGGAATGGTATATTCTATGATCTAGGAGCTGGAATGAGCACATTATCCTCTATCAATATAGATGTAAGATCGATCGTTCCTTACTCATACAATGCTAAAGTGAACAACATATTGAAAAGCTCACTAAAAACTGGAAACTAATATGGAAAAGAAAAGTTGGTATGAATTTATAGAATCACAAAATGATATCAGATCTAATGTGGGACTTGACTATGAGGGAAAAATATTCGAGAAGACTTTATCCAACCAGATATTACAGGGTGATGCTAATAGAATGGATATACTTGCAAGTATGGAGAAGGTAGTTTATTCACTTTTTGAAACTACTAAGTACATTAAGAACTATTTTAATTATACAGTTCCAAAAAATAACAAATACGTGAGATAGGATGGTTACCCAAAATCTTTTATTTTTTGATAAAAAAGGAGACCAATACAATTTTTCTTGGAACGGTGACTATTGGGAGGGTTCGATTCTTTTTCCCATAGTTTCTGAAAGGCTTTTTGAAATAGAGCACATATTTATAATTGAAAAATTTTTAAATCTTTCCTCTGAAATAAAATACGGGTTTCCTCACGCAGATCCAGTAAGCCCAGGATCCCCAGTTTGGAGAACAAGATGGGAATCAGATTACGATGGAAAAACAGACGTTTCATCCATTATATACACCTATGAGTTAGGTGTAGATGGAAATCTTGATGCCCCTATATTAGTTAAGGCAAATAATGTTGAGTTTTACCCAGAAGTTGTTCCGGGTGATGCTATTTCTTCACCAGGTGGATTAGTTGTTACTAGCGATATAACATCATCCTCGATGCAAATTAATATTGCTTTAAATTCTGATGTTGAGGGCATTTACGATAGGAGTTTAATAATAGAGGATTATACGGACCCTAATAATCCTATCACTATATTAAAAGTTAATTTTCACGGTGAGGTTGAAGGAGAAGATAGTAGACTATCTGTTATGTTAGACAACTTCGGAAGATCATTTAATTCTTCAGATGCTTTCATCGTAAGAGATAGTGATATAAAAGAAGATTTTCCCGATTATGAAATAATTAACAGGAAAAGAAAAGAATTACTCCTAACTGGAGAAAGTATATTTCCGTATCTAGGATCTTATAAATCATTATTTAATGCTATAAAATTCTTTGGGTATTACGATCTTAGAGTAAAGGAATATTGGTTAAACGTAAAAAAAGATGACGCCGATACTCTAACCCCTTTACAGCAGAACCAAAAAATACTCGATCAACTTTCTCAGCCTAATTTAGAAGGGCAAAGCAGATTAGAGCTAATAAGTAGTTTGATCAAGGACGAAAACGAGGGGAAGTTTAAGCAGATTGAGATATACGGAAAAAATAAGGATGGATCTTTTGGATTAAAGAAGCAGTTCGAAGAACTATTTCCTTCTAAATCATTTAAGAAGACCGCTTTATTTGGATTGTTCTATGATATTAATCGGGTAGTAGAAGATCAGGAAGAGGATCAATACGGATATCCTATAGTTGAGGATGCTTTCATGTTTAGTCCGGAGGAAGTGATAATAAAACTATTCGGATTAAAAGAAAGATTAAAGAGGGATTATCTTCCACTAAATGCTAGAATAATCGATATTACAGGTGAAGGGATATACTTTAACATATACAAAACTAGAGAATGGACTGATGTCGTAGATATTAGTGAGATTAAGGGGGGAATTGTGGTAGATTTTACAGTTTATCCAGAGAAAGGATTTATTGAAGATCTTAGACCATTTTATACTAAACCCAATCAAGATGGTCTTTTATATCCAGCAGTAAACGGAACAGAACCAGGAATAAGCTATTACGGAAACACGGTAGATCCATATTATAATTTCCAACAATACCCTCTAGATTCTATTCCTAAAATGGAGTCTGCTATAAAATCATTTTATGAGGATATTAAAAAAGGAGCGATGCCTAAGTTTTTGGGTGATGGTGATTATGATCCGCCTTCTTATAAACTTTTCTCCACGGGAACAGAATACGTTTTACCGGCAGGATTTCCCGTTATAATAAAGAACAACACATTTGATTTATCTTGGAATGAAATCAGCGGAAGTTGGACTTCCTTAGATACTACGATAACAACAACGCCGTTAGAAATAGCTAGTTATACTAGCACGACAGTATCCAATCCAGGTACACCTGCTCAAACTGTTTATAGTACAGATACTATAACACTAAGTACTACATTTCCACAGAGTATAACTATTAACATAGGTGCTGGTAATGATTGGTTTGATACAACTTTACCCCAGTCTGTTTTTGTTAGGGTTGAATCAGTAGATTCTCCTGGGAATTTAACCCTGGGATATTCTAGTGCTGGTGATTATAATACCGTTACTGGAGATCTTTATATTCAATTAGTTTATACCAGAGGATCTGGAACTTATTCAAATTGGAAAGTGACCCCTACTAATTTAGGATTTAGCACTTATGTTTTTGAATATTTTGAAAACTTCGTTCATAATAATGGATTTTATTCGTGGGATAGGTTACCATATTTAGATTTTTATGAAATAGAATGGACTATAACTAAAAATGATGATACTAAGCCTTACTTTTTTCAAATACGAGGAGGACTTCCGGATTTGGATACACTAGTTCACTTCCTGCCTTATAACGGACAATACACGATAAAATGTAGAGTCTGGGACACTTTAAATGCTATTTCTTTAGGAATAAAAAGAGGAGTAATAAATGTAGATCTTAGAGGAATAGAATTAAACACGATAACTAGATTTAGAGAATCTGAAAAATATGATTGGGATAATTCATTGCTTATGTGGGAAAGTTATCCTTCTCAGTGGATATTCCCCGTTGAAAATACTAATAAGGTTTTAAGTATTTCTGATTTTATACAGAACTATCCGGAATATTCTAATAATTTCGAAGAAGGTCAGCAATGTGAGGTTCTTTCAAAAATACCAGAGGTTAAAGCATTGGCTACTTTTGATTTGGGTGTAACTAAAGTTGACATATCAAATATAGTTAGTTTATATAATGGCAGCGGATATAATCTTGCAACGGTAACAACTTTAACGTCTCACGGCTACACGTCAGGTGATTTAGTTTGGATATATGATTCCTCGGGGGATCCTTATGGACAATTTCCTATAACGGTGCTTACTGCCAATACTTTTGAAATTCCTCAGATTATCATAACTCCTATATTGGGTGGATACGTTTACGGTGCCGGAAGTGTTAAGGTTACTGCTGACTCATTAGTTATTGGAGAGTGTGCTTTCCAGGGAGATCTAAACTCAACCACTAGCTTACTTTATTCACTAATAAATTCATCAGCTCTCTTTCCTAAATATAAGGTTATAAATCTGATAGATTCTATAATTTCTGGATATAAAACATTTACTATACAAGCTCCTAACAATACTGGATCAATCTGGAACGGTAAACAGTTAGCTATCCAAGTTACTGGATCTATGTTATCCAGTATAACCACAACAACTTTTAATGGCGGAATAAATGAGACCGAAGAATATCTCCCTTATAATTTTAATTCCCTTCCTAATAAAGAGATAAGATATTGGGGAACTAAAAGATTGTCTTGGGATACGTTTGAAGATTTTGAATTTGAAAAAGCTTATGCACATACCTGGGAAATGTATGATTATCACAATGATTGGCTGGGCGGATTTAATTTATATTCAGTCCAATACGGAGACAGGGTTAGGGTATCTAAACAGACTAGCGGAATAGTATTCGGCGAAACTGATTCTCCAGCAAACAACTATTTAGATTTAAGTGAAGCAGCGGATCAACTTAATAATTCAGCAGATGAAAACATAGGAAGATTTGATTATGTTGTTAGAGGATTTTCGGAGCTTCCTAATAATTTTTATATAAACAGTAATCCAATATCCCCTGATCTTGATACTACACCAGGTCCAAAAAATATAACATCCGTTTTTTATAAAGTTCCAACTTATTCACCTATTCTGTTTCAGCCAACCGGTATTGCTTGGGACGCGGATGGCGATATTTGGGTTACGGGAGAGGATGCTATAAAATTCGACGGAGTCAATTACACCTATTATGATTCAACCAATAGTGTAATGCCGGGGGTTTCTATACAGACAAACTGTATAAAAATAGACAGAAATGATGTTAAATGGATTGGGGTAGAAAATAATCTAACACCATTAGTAAAAATAAACGAGAAAGATCCTTTAGATAGCTTTGCTTATTCTGTGAGTGACTTTGTTGATAATGCAGGAAATCCAGTAAGTCCCATAACTGCTTCAAGTATAGGCGTTATAGAAATAAATCCACAAAGCGGAGACATATTTGCAGCATTTACTTGTAATTCTTCCCCTTCTTTCGACGGTCTTTTATTTTATGATTCACAAGGTAAATCTTGGGTCCTTTACACAACTAATAATTCAGATTTACCTTCAGATAATATTAGGGATCTTAGACTTGAATATTATGGAATGAATAAATGGTATTTGTGGATAGCGACAGATGCTGGACTATCTAGATTTGATGGAGTATCATTTAAAAACTATAATATCGGAAATTCTGGTATTCCTTCTAACTCTGTGTATTCTATTGAACTAGATAAGTTGGGTCATAAATGGATAGGAACTTTGGATGGATTAGTATACTGGGATAATAGCAGATGGGCAGTTTGGAACAACTCAACTAATCCCGAGTTATCCGTAGGAACTTTTGGAAATATAATAGAAACAGGGAACGCCAATATATGGTTTACATTAGACCCTGGTACATCTCCTGGAGATTCTGAATTGTATTTCTTTGATGGATATTTCTTTACTAAGGTTTTATATAGAAATGATGGAACTACATTAATAAATCCTTCGAATGTTTTCCATGGTAAAACAATGCTATCTGCTCCGTGGAAAACTATTAAAAATGGTGAGGTCACATATCCTAGAAATTTATTGCTACTTACTGAAGATGGTGAGATAGGAAAAATTGATTATGTGGTACCTCATCTGCAGGCAACTTCTAAATTCCCAGGAACATCGGGATGGGATTTTGTTTATCACGAGACATCTGTTCCTCTGCCTTCGGTTGAATACACCTATGACTTAGATGAAGTTTCAACGCTTAGCTCTAACTTTGTTGTAGGCCCTTTTGTTGACAACATTACTTTAAACTCTGATTACACCAGACCAGTGATGCCTAATGTTGATAGATATTCTTGGTATAAGCCTATTTGGCAGCGTTATAGCATCGAATATCTAAAAAATCAATTTCCATCTTTGAACCTTGACGATGTCTTCTTATACGCTCCGCTACGTGATATTGTAAATGGAAAAGCAAACAAGGAATCGTACTGGAGAAATTCACAGGTAGAAAGAATTGCACAAAAGCAATCTAGAGAATTATTCGAGAATTTTGAATGGGTTATAACTTTAGGAAACAGTAGTCCAGACCAAGGAATAAAGGTAACGGTTGATGGCGAGGGAGATATAATAGCAATTGGTGATTTCACTGGTACTATTTTCATGGGAGAAGTCAACAACATAGGATCACAGGATGTTTACTTGACTACTTTAGACCAGGGTGTTTATGTTGCAAAATATAATAAATCGGGTGTTCTTCAATGGGCTAGATCTATAAGTTCAACATCACCCCAGGGTCCAATATATGGTAGATCTGTAATAACTGATTCAAGCTCAAACATATATGTAGTTAGCGATAATAATCTTACAGGATTTATTGAAATAGATAAATTTAATTCTGATGGGGTTTTATTAAACACACTTAACGTGCCTATATCCCCTGATCAATTCATAGGTGATGTTAAATGCGATAAGTATGAAAATGTTTATATCTGTGGAGGATTCCAAGGAACATTAAATCTTGGTCCTTATACACTAACATCAACTGTACAAGATGCTGGATTCATAGCAAAATTGGACTCGGGATTAAATTTTGTCTGGGCTAAACAGCTTAGCAACGGTAACTATTCTAAAGCGCAAGAAATAGGTATACTTAAGGAGGATTATCTATATGTCATTGGATTATTTGAAACAAGTATAGATCTTGATCCTATTCAGTTAACTGGAGTAGGCAATCCCGACATGTTTGTTGGTAAATTTTCAACAGGGAATGGAACATGCTTATGGGGTGATAGCTTTGCTTATGATTCCTCCACATCTTTCTCTGATACCTCAATTTGTTTAGATCCGAAAGGTCACGTTCTTTTAACTGGATCTTATAATGGAACTATATCGATAGAAAACCAAACTTTATCTTCCTTCCCAGGAGTTACCGATATATTTGTAATCAAATTATTATCCACTGGTAAACTTGTTTGGATGAAAATGTGCGGAGGAGATGCTGGGGATACAGCTCACGACATCGAGAGCGATTCAGAGGAAAATGTTTACATTACTGGATCTTATACATCACCTGCTTATTTCTCTCCTGTTGAGGTTGACTCTAGAGGAGGAACAGACATTTATCTTACTAAGTTCAATAAGGATGGATTACTAGTTGATATTGTTACCGCAGGAGGTATAAACAACGATTCAGGGGCAGATCTTGTTATGGACAAGGAAGAAAACATATATTTAACCGGATATTTTGAAGGCGAAGCAGAATTTTCTCCTTATCTAGTTTTATCACCCCCAGGAACAGGTCTAGATGCTTTCTTAGGAAAAATACCTAAACAAAGATTCAATCCAGGATTAAAAGTGGGATCTATTCAGTCTTGGTTAGGATCGCATTCTTGGTCTTGGAGAGAAGAAAAATTCTACCAGAATGAATTTGAAATTCCTTTAGCTACCACGATATTTATAAATCCTATAGATTCATTAATACCCGGAAAAAAAGAGCACATATGGACTCTTACAAATACAGAAACTGGAGAAGTAATAATCAAGGTAAAAAAGACGCCTTACTTTATATGGACATTCTTGAATCCTGGATTCTATAATATATCTTGTGAACTTCAGGATGTTAACGGTAACCTGTATCAAACTGAGCATAAAGGAAAAATAAGAGTTATTGATCATAAAACTCCTTTTGCTGGGGATTTAATTCCGGAGATAGTTAATTCAGAAGATTATCTAATAAGATCAATATACTACGATAGAAAAGATCTTGGATTCCCTCCTTTATCTAGATTTGATATACCAGTATAAAATTCCTAAATTTATGTTGTGTACTCTCTGTACACATCCAATATTTCAGGTACAATTGGATGTCTGTGATTTTTCTTAAGAGTTATAACCTTTACCCCAGCTACTCTAGAAGAAATAGTATTTAAAAAATCGAGACCTGATTCTTTCTTATTTTTTAAGTCTATTTGAGAAGTATCCCCACAGATTATTAATTTAGAACCAACACCTAATCTACCTAAAACCATTTCCATCTGATTCATTGTTACGTTTTGTGCTTCATCAACAATAACACAAGAATTAACCAGAGTCCTACCTCTCATGAAAGGAAAGGGAAGTATTTCTATGATTCCCTCACTAAGTAGTTTTTCGATCTTGTCCTTGTCGTAGATCATTTCTAAATTTGCATAGATTGGAGCTAACCATGGATCCATTTTTTCTTTTAAATCTCCTGGAAGAAATCCTATATCTTCCTTCGCTACTGTAGGTCTAGTTATTACTATTCTTTCGATTTCCCTATTAAATAATAAATCCAAAGCGATCTGAACTGCTAATAAAGTTTTACCAGATCCGGCTGCACCTTTAAGGACACTTACCGGGTTAGCTAAAATTAATGTTTTAGCCTCCTTTTGTTCTTCATTTAAGGTGATTTTGAATTTGATAGGGGTTTTTGGTTTCCTTTTTTGGTTCCAATTAGTTCCTGTCATAAGATTTTTTTTTTTATTTGAGAAACATATTCCAAGTTTCCCTGTTTAATAATTAACCTGTCTTTTCTTAAAGCAACAAATACAGGATATATATCAAAAAAAGAAAAATCAAATGTCAGTAACAATTACAGAAATTCTTGGAACCGATTCTATATCCGGATCTAGATTAACCCTTAATGCTAATTTTTTACTCTTAGAAAACGCTTACAATGATTTGGAGAGCACTTTTAATATCAATGTGTTAACTGGATCAATGGACATTTCTAGTGCATCAAGTGGTCAAATAAAAGCTAAGTCACTTCTAGCTAATAGCTTAGTTATGCCTTCTTCTGGTTCACCAACTATCCAGATGTACGGGACTGGAGCTAGTGGAGGATCTATTGTTTTCAGTAACACTGTAGCAGGGGCAACTGGTATTTTCTCTAACGTACTTCAGGCAAATACTTTTTCTGCATCCGGATCCTCAACTTTTGGTGCAACAGCAACATTCCAAAGCGTTCTTAATCTAGACGGAAGAATGACAGTAGGTGCTTCGGGTAATTTTGTAAATACAAACAGAAAAGCAACTGTAGGTTCTACTACAGCTTTTCCATCAGCTCCAGGGGCAGGAGTTACTGGTACTTACTCTAATCCATATCAATTAACCCTAACAGAAAATGTTATTTATATACAATCAGATTATGTTTCGAGTGCAACTGGAGATGCTTCGAACGCCACTGGATTTTTCTTTTATGCAACAACAGGTGCTGGAGCAACTGCTTCTGGTATTCCTGCTGGTTACACAGTAACCCTAGTTGATACTGCTACAACTGCTGGAGTAATAGCTACCGGAGTTACTGGGCCTTCTCCTTATTACTATACTGGTTTCTCAACAGGTGACGCATCTTATTCAGATCCTAACATACAAACCCCAGGAAATCCTTATAAGTCTTCTATTACTCTTATATGGGAACCTAGAATAGATCAAGGAGCGGTATCTCAAAAAGGATCTTGGATAATAGTATCAGACACTTCAGGATTTACATACTAATTAAGCATTTATAAATGGCAAAGACACCCTATATAAGACCTATAGCAGTTCAAGGAGGTACATTTTATACCTTCTCTTCTGCTGCGGAGGATCTAACTTTAACTTTTAATAATTCATTAAAGAAGTTTACTTTCTCTAAGTATGCTCTTTTAAAGTTACCGGAGTTTGGAAGTCCAATTTATGGGGAGAATACTTTTCAGTTCAATGCTATAGATACGACATTTTTGGATGCTGCAGACGGAAATTTTATTCTGACGAATCCGAACAATTTAAGCCCCTCTCCTGAAATATCTTTCCAGAACTATTGCTTGAATTTAGAATCAACTGTTATATCTGATCCTAATTATAATCCGGAGCTAAAAAGAAATGTATCCGAAAGGATATTTTGGAAATGGGTAAAAGAATTAGGAGGCGTAAGATATAGAGCAGCAAATCCAAATGAAGTAGTTTCTTCTCTAAATCAAACCACAACCACTACAAAAGACGGTTACCCATACTCAGACAAAAGATGGGTAGAAGAAGATACATTTTTAACGGGTAACGGAACCCCAACCCCAAGATATGAAAGAATAGTTCAATATATTGGCGATATTGACGTTGTAAACTCTGTTCAGAATTCAGAAAATGCTTATTCTGAAGTTTATATACACGTACCAACTGGCGACGGGGCAACACCTTATGTTTTGTTTAAAACAGTAGCTGATGAGAATTATTATCCGGACAGAACTTGGACACACTTACCTCCCGATCCGGCTGACACTGAGTATATTCAAGGTAGAGATTCAGCTGCTGGATTATATGGACCTAATGGACTTCCTAAACTAGCTATTTTTGATCAGGATGTATTAGGAAACCCTGGAGTTAGCGGTACCTCATCTACTGGATCGTTTTCTAATAACTGGTATTCACCTAGAGATGAAGCTAATTCCTACTTTAGTGATGCAACGTTTTTTGATTCTTCTAACTACATACTAGAAAAATATCTTGCTGCGTCTGGACCTACTGGATATACAGTTACTTACAAAAGAAATAACCTTGACGGTGTTCAGATAGACTTTGATCCGGCTTCTTATAAAGCTATTCAGAGTTATGTTGGTATTTCAACAATAGAAGAATGGAACGGAACTCCTACTACTACTTCTTTTGAATTTAATGCGGTGTTGGTTTATTATGATGTTTACGATCCTAATAACCCAACCGATTCTGAAACAAATTTATATGGGATTCTTTTCCTAAACGATCCGGAGCCTATTTCAACAAATGCGGGAAAATTACCTTCATTTAAGAAATTTAAACCGGATCCTATTACCAAACTGAACGGTAATTCATACGGATTTAAAATTAATCTGAAGTTTGATACCGATGTAGAAAGTACCGGAGTAGAGCAGGCAATTAATGATTACTCATCTTTCTCTCTTTCTATCTTTATGGATGCTGCTACTGTTTTACAAGATGCAGCTAAAAATCTAAATGATAGAACTTTAGAGATAATAGGAATGCAAGAAGACATTACTGCTCTTAAGGATCTTATTATTAATACCGATGATAGTGCAGAGATTAAGGCAAGATTAGATGTGATAGAAGCTTCTTTACAGGCTAACCAGGCTCTTTTTGATAACACACAAGATGTTCTTAGCTTAATAGAAAAGAATACTGATGATATAAATGACATATTACAAAATCAGACTTCTATTAATATGTCTTATAATCTGGATCTATTAAAAGACGGTAAGGGAACGTTTGTAGATAGAAGTATTCCTAACATATTAAAAGTCGACGTAACACAACAAGACTATAATATCTCAAGTAATTCTGTTTTCACTATAAATCCAGTTGCAGGAAATACTATTCCACTTGTAATATACACTAACTACTTGAAGCACAAAAACAATGGTGTATCAATAAATGCAAATAATGACATAGTAATAAGATTAGATGATAGTCTTGTTAAATGGCAGAAAGGACAAGTAATAAGATTAGTAATTGGCGATGAAATAGATCTTGGAAATTATTCATTAGTCATATTAACAGATGCTCTTGGCGAATATCCAAAATCTGCTCCATCAGGGGTATCATACTCATCAGTTGTTGCTGGATTCCTAAATATACAATTCTCAGGATCTAATTACAAACCCGTATTTGATATAGTTTGTGTAGATGAAAAGAACCTAATATTTGAAGTAGATCAAATAAGATAAAAAAATGTCGAATACTAAAAATTCATTCTCATCATTAATAGCACAATTCTTAAGACTTCAAAAGAACTCTTTAGAAATTATAAATAAGTTGAATGATGTTACAACATCACCTAGGGACTCTGTTGAGATAGAATTCTTAAAAGATGATAACACTTCTGAAAATATTCAAGTTCCTTCGATAGGATATTTAAAGTCGGAGATAAATCGTCTGAATGATAATATACAGACTTTATCCGGACTTGGTGACAGCAAGGCAAACATCAGAAATCCTGATGGGACAGTTTCTAAAATATATCAAGCTAATATATTAAAAGACCCTTCTTCTCCTTCTAGTCTTCAAGTTCCTTCCACCTTCCAGGCTAGAAATAACTGGTTTTTTGAATCTTTTTTAAATCCTCTTCTTTATATTCAGATTGATGTAGAGAATCAAATACCAGATAATTCAGAAAAAGTCTATGTTAAAAGAATCATTGCTAGCACACAGACCGATGTACAAAAACAATATTTTGATAATAACCTAAAGGGAAGAAACGATCTTTCTGATAGTGATTTTATATCCTCTTTAGAAAGTCAGGGAATAACATATTTCATAGACGAGCAGATAAATGAGCTTGAATTAAGAAGCGTTAGATACATTGGATCATTTGGTGTGCTTAGAATATATGATGAAGAAATACAGGTAACACAAAATGATATAACAACAACCGATACTGTAAGAAAATATAAATTAAACACATTAAAGTATACAGACACTTTATCTGATACAACAAACTCTAGAACCCTAGCGAAAGGAGATCTTTTGATTACTCCA